CAACAATAAACATTTTTAAACCGTCTGGACTGATATGAATGCCGGAAGGATTTCCTCCTATGAAAAAGAATCCCATATGTTCCATTGTAGATATATCATATGGTGTGGACAAGGTGTATTCATCTACTCCGTTACCTTTAGTACCAACTATAAATATTCTGCTACCGTCTGTGTTAAATTCAATACCAAACGGTTCATCATCTATAGGATTGACGTAAACATCTTGGACAAATGAAGCTGTAGAAATATCAAATGCAGAGGATAAATTAAATTCATATATTTTGTCATTTTGATTTCCTGTCAGATACATTTTAGTGCCATCGGGTTTAAAATCAAGGCCAAACATATCATTGTCAACTGTGATAACCTTTGTTTGAGTAAAACCTGCCGTTGATACATCAAAGCCTGTTGACAATGCATACTCATGAACATTGCTATTGCCTACACCAGTAACAAACATTTTTGTACCATCGGCATTAAACTTTACTGCTGTTGGATTTGGACACTGTGTTACTGGAAAACTGTCTATAAAAGTAATAGTTGACGAAAGGTCAAATCCTACTGAAAGGGTATATTCATTTACATCATCACCTTGTTCACCAACAATAAACATTTTTGTTCCATCGTTGTTAAACGTAATGCCTCTAGGCTTATTTTCTTGTGTTTGTACGCTAAAAGTGGCACCCGCTGTTACAGTTATAGGCGTGCCTTTTGTAATTACACTACAATTTTGTATATAAGGTGACCTAGTATTAATTACAGCATTAGGAGCAAACCTAAATGCATAACCTGTATCACTTCCGCTATCGTAGTAAAAATCTTGTATTGTACAATTTTGAATTGTTGTTTCACCTGTTAAATGAAAAACATCATTATTTTGATATGCACTTCCAGGACGTATAATTGTATTACGCATCTCAAGACCACAGATAGTTGTATTTGCTGGTACTACTAATGGTGTTATTTCTTCATAATCTCCTGGTAATACATAAATTGTAACAGGACCTCCGCTACTTCCATCAGCAAAATCTAATGCTCTTTTTATTGTTCTAAATGGACCTTGTGGATGATCTCCTCTGTTGGTATCATTACCGTTTTCTGCAACATAGTATACATTTCCTGTTGGTGCTCCTAAATTTGAAAGTGTTCCAACTGCTAAAGTATTAGCATTTACAACTTCGCCGTTTAGTAATGGTGAGTAGAGCTGTGAAAATCTTTTACCATCAGCTCCAATTGCAAATTGATCTGTTTGATCAGGTAATATATCATTTGTTATATCTGCGTTTAGTGTAATATTATCTTCACTTCCACTACCTAATACTAAGTTTCCGTCTGCTGTAATATTCTGTGTTGCATGTATATTACCATCTACTGTTGTATTAGCGTAAAATTCAACTGTACCGGTACCAGATGGATCAAGTATTACATTTGTATCAGTGGTTCTTGTGCCTATATATGCATCATCTAACAATAGGTTATCTGTACCAAGACCGCTTAAATTAATATTCTGTACGGCATCTAATGTCATGTTGCCAGAACTTAATTGTATTGTATTGCCGCCAAGTGTAAAATTACCTATAGTAGCAGTTCCGCTTGTAACAGCTAAATTTACTGTTTCAATAGGGCTATTTACATATAAATCTGCTAAAGGAGTTCCGTTGTAATTTACAGCTACTTGTTTTGTGTTTACATCGAGATACAGTAAAGGGGTAGAATTTAAGTCATTCCTAAATTTTAGATCAACACCCTGTCTTTCTAAATTATCTTGTAATAACGGTCCTGATATTCTACCAAGCTGTGCCAAAGTTTATCTCCTGTACAATATTTATCAGGAACTATTTGTCAAAGTTGTGTAGTACTGTTACTGGTTTATCTAATGGGGGAGCAGATGTAAATTGAATATAATAACCTGGAAGATATGGTCCTGTTACTGAACCTGATTTATAAATTTTACCACTGTTTGCAGTGTATTGGGCAATAGTACCACCTGCAACATCAACTCCTAATACAAGTTTATTCAAAGCTGGTACTGACTCAACCCTAAATGTGCTAGGGCTTGAACTATCATCTGCTGTGTTCATGTTTTCTAATGCGTCACCTTCTCCTGGAGACGTGACTTCAACACCTGATACAGCAACTAAATCAAACTGACTAAATCCATGGTTAGTAGCTGTTGTAATTGTAGGATGTCCTGTAGATCCATCTATGCTATCAAATGCCGCAATAGTGTTTGTGCCTCCTGGGTTTTGAACTATTGAATAGTTTGTACTAGCAACTTGAAATACATTTTCTACTAATACGATAGCATTTTGTGCCGCCGCTGGTGTAGGAAAATCTGGATCACCACTATCTAAAGGACCAAATATAGTTTCTACAGCATCGCCACTACCTAGGTTTTGTTGTACAATACCAAGAGGATTTGGTTCTTTAAATTTAAATTTTCTCCAAGCACCGTTTTGATAACCTTCAAATTCATTTGTTGTAGTGTTATATCTTATGTAACCATTTAACGGTGAAGATGGTCTTTGTGCTGTTGTGCCTTTGGCAATTAGTATAGTAGAAGTAGTATCAACCACAGCGTGATTGTTCATATCTATTTTTAAACCTAAACCTGCGAGGTTCCTACGATTAGTAGTTTGCTGTTTTATAAATCTCATTACACTTCCAAATAACTTATTGTAACACTTAAATTAGTATTTCCACTACCTGCGTCAGGTGCCGCCACAAAAGATAATTTATCTCCAACTTCTAAAATAATTCTTTCAGTGTCAAATGTAAAAGTTTCACTTCCTGGTAATACCAAACCGTTAATTACCCTTGTTACATTATTATCTAATGGATCGCCACTTGGTATTAAATGCATATCAAAGTTACAATCTGTTGTAGTGTTATTACAAACAAGTACATTTGTAATTGCAAACGTTTTGCCAGAAGGTACTGTTATTGCATCTAATTGTGTAGTTGTAAGTCTTTTATTTACTATTGCCATTTTCTATCCTTTTAAAAGATCATGCTATATGCAAGAGATCTTTCGTTACTTATTATTTCACTTCTTCTACTGCTTTTATTTACAAAGAATAAGCCTGTACGTCCGCCAGCTTCGGTTTTACTGTAAAGTTTTATACCTTCTGTTGGTGCAGTTGGGTCAGTGACACCCGGATCATCTATTCCTGGCGTTTCTGTGATTTGTAATGTATCATTTACAATAACTGCACCACCTCCTGGTGCTTCTATTGTCATATCTGCATTACTTGTGTTTGTTGTTATTTTAGTGCCTACAAGTCTAATGCCATCAAAGTCCACTCTATCTGCAAAAAATTGAGTTGTAACATTATTGTCTATAGAAATATCTACTCTACTTGGTGTTCCTGTTGTTTGAAAATCGTGTGTTTCTACAACTGTGTCGTTTTCTTCAATTTTGGGCTGAACAACGTTTTGAATAGCAAATGCTACATAATCAACTACTGCTTTAGTATTAGGAACGTTGTCGTCATCTATTACAACGCCGCCGCCACTGTCAACAATGTTACTTCCAGTGTAAGTAAATACTCCTGTTTCATAGTCACTTGTGCCAGTAACACTTATTACTTGATTACCTGTGCTTATGTATAATGTACCGTCAGAAACAATACCTTTTGTTTTTAAAGGTAATAATTTGCTTGTTGAATCTTCAATTTTCCAAGTACCTGTTCCGCTATCTCCTCCTAGTGTCCAAGCTATCTGGTCGTCCCAAATAAATCTACCTTTTGCAAGAGATCCTCTATCAACTTCTAGTCCTGAACTGTAGCCTTTACTAGCAGAAATACCAGCACCTGTTTCACCGTTGTTTAAAGTAATAATATTGTCGTTGAGTAATGTATCGTTAGATTCAACAGTAGTTGTACTACCTTCAACTTCAAGACTTCCTCTTACAATCACAGTGCCAGCAGGTAAAGCAGGATTACCAGTATTGGTTCCCCTAGCAGTATCAAGAATTATGTTACCGCCGGCTTCAACCTTTACTGTATAATTTCCATTTTCAACTTTTAGTACTTTTGACATTTATAATCCTTTAAATGTAGGGGCTTTCACCCCTACAATATAAAATTTATTGCGTAGGTAAGTTAACACTTAACGTATTATTAGGTGCCGAACCTTCCTTATCACTTGCATCAACTCCTATTCCGTAAATAGCAGTTTGTTCTGTACCTCCACCTTCAAGCTGTACAGTTCTGTTTCTAAGTTTTGTAACTTGATAAACTGTTGAATCAGATCCTGTTGCATCAATTTTAAATTCTCCTGCAACTAATGTACCATTGGCTTTATTTACAAGTGTCATAAGTTCATCATCTACGTGAGTAGCAGGTGTAAACACACCTGTTGCATTAGAATCTAATCTAATAACAAACTTGTTATCGCCAGCTTGTCTATGAATGTGTGCCCCTGTAGTAGCTTCAGAACCGCCGGTGAAAAAGTGTCGAGTGACTTTGATGCGTCCTGCACCAAATCCAATCTTGTCTTTGTTAATCGGCCTACCCATAAATTAACTCCTACCTTAAGCGTCCTCAGTGAAATCGTCATCGTCTGTACCAGACAATGTGTTATCATCACCAGCTTCTTCCATTCTAACTAATCCAGTAGCCGCGGCTCCTGTAAGAGCCCATCTAATAGATGTACCGTCTAGAGCGTTTGAACCTGTAGCACTTGGTTGAGCTACAGTTACTTTACGTCCAGCTATTTTGCTTACGCCATATGTTTCTGAATCAACGCCTTGTACTGAAATTGACATCTCACCTGAAGATAAAGCCGCAGGTAAAACACCTGTTTTCAATGTGCAATCAAATGTTCCAGCTGTCTCAATCTCTTCAACACGGAATTTTTTGGATCCTAGTTGCTTAACGATGTAACCTTCTTTGACACCCGAGCCGTTGTGAAAATTTACTTTGATCTCGTTTCCAGACGCAGTAGGACCTGTGCCTGCTACTCCGAAAAATCTTTTATTAATAGGTCTTCCCATTTGTTTTCTCCTTTATAGAAGTCCGATGCGGGTTCTAGCCGCTACGGGGTTGTGTCCCCATAAGATTACCACTATTTGTGGTTCACTATCTGACGTAAGTATTTATCACAAAAGGAAAAAGGCATACAAGTAAACTTGTACACCTTTAAGAAATAAGCAATATTAGGGAGGACTCGGTTATACCTCCAACCCCTCGACCGAGATGCCATTCTCAAATCCAGGGAGCCTAGTTCCGCTCGGTAGAGCGATGTGACTCAGCGTATTTCTACTACCAAGCCTGGGTACCACCCCTAACTAGCCAAGTTCGACGCTCTGGTAAACGCCTCTTCCTTGCACTAATAAACAAAAGTTAATTACTCTTTTGTTGCTTATTTTAATAATATAGCATATCCTAAAATAAAGGTCAACCTTTATTTTACCAAAATATTATTTTTTTTTAATTTTTACTAGCCAAACTGTTCCTTTGTCCGTTTTCTTCTCATATATTGTTTCTAAAACAAAGTTACGAGCTTTCACATTCCGCCTCTAATGTCGGTAAGACGCTGGTGTTGTTTGTGTTTGTAATCCCCTATAGCAGTTTTGATTGCATCTTCTGCTAGTACAGAGCAGTGTATTTTTACAGGAGGTAAACTGAGTTCTTCTACAATATCAGTATTTTGTATTTTTTCTGCTTCTGTAATGGTTTTATTTAAAATCCATTCACTCGCCAGTGAGGAACTAGCAATAGCAGAACCACAACCAAAAGTTTTAAATTTGCAGTCAACTATTTTATCATCATCTACTTTGATTTGTAATTTCATTACATCACCGCACTCTGGAGCACCAACAATACCAGTACCAACACTATCATCGCTACTGTCCAGAGAACCAACATTACGTGGTCTTTCATAATGATCTATAACTTCCTTAGAATAACTCATATTTTAAATTCAGTCAAAAAAATAGGCCCCGAAGGGCCTATTTTAAAACTATATCAATTGATATTAGCTGAAAGATACGTTGCCGTTAGTAATATCTACTAAGCCAACATAATCTGCCGCGTTACCAAGAGATGAAGCTGTGTTTGAAAGCTCAACGTAACCGTAACGTGTCATAAATGAAACGACTGGTTCGAATGAACTTGGATCTAACACAACACCGCTTGACATCAATGGAATGTATGGGCAGTAAAATGCCGCCGCATCAGACTCACTTGAGCCTTTGTATCCAACAAGTACGCCTGTACCGTCACCTGCATAAGAGTCTACATAAACTCTCATTGCATTGTTCAATGTACCTACGAATTTAGTGTTTGTTGGAGCTTCAAAAGCACCTTCTGTTGTTCTAGCAAACGCAGAAGTTGTAGCAGATTGTAAAATTGTTAACGCAAATGGGCTAACAACTGCATAGTTACCTGCACCTCTTCTTGTACGCTGAGCAATCAAGTTTGCAACTCTGTTGATTTGAACTGCTAATGCCGCATGTTCGTCACCAACAAAAGTAGCTGTACCTGAAACTGCCGCTTGATCATAAGTTTCAGCGGCTGAACCTGCTAGTGTACGTAAGCTAGTAAGAACTTCTTGGTCAATCTCAGCAGTAATTTCTTGTGCTAAAGCCGCCATAATTTCAGCTTCTACATCAATTCCGTGCTGTGATTGTGCATCCTGAGCCGCTTCAAAAGTCCAGCGAGCTGATAGCTTTCTGGTTTTTGCTTCGACTGTTTGCTTTAAGATTTGAATGCTTAGTCTGTTTCCAGCTGAACCTTCTAATCCTGAAGTAGCAGATGCTTTACCTGCAGTTCCATCACCTGAATAGGCTTGGCCAATTTTAAAAGGTGAAAGTGCTTCATCGCCAGCTACAACATCGTTAGCTGTACCTGTAGCATCATTAGTGTCCGCATAGCGAACTCTAAGTGTGTGGATTTGACCCACTGGACCAGTCATTGGTTGAACACCAACAATTTCGTTTGCAATAACTGTTGGCATAACACGTCTGATAACTGGTAGAATAACTCTGTTAAGAGTTGCAACATTACCGGCAGAAGTTGCACCGCTTGTAGCCGCCTCTGACAAATACTTGCGAGTATTTTCTAGAGTCGTACCCATAACGGCTTTCTTGGTGCCTTGAAGGCCTTCAAGAAGTGCAGTTTTCGTATCCTGCCAGCGACTTTCTAATAGTTCTGACATTTGGTTTCTCCTTATTTTAATCCTGCAAGTCTTTGAATGTCAATAACATTCGACTGTCTTGCATTGTCACTATCATGTGTTTCTTCTCTATTGCCTGTTACTTCTTTGCCTTCTGTAATAATTGCCTTCTTCTCTGGAGTTTTACCGTCTATAACTGCCGGTAGGTACTTGTCAAACGCAGATTTTAATCTGTCAGTTTTGACACTTTCCAGTAAATCGATCATAATCTCTTTTTGATCTTTGCTCAAAGGACCTGTTAACTCTGCAACTACTTGATTTCTCTTTGCTGAGTCAGCCATCTTAGCAATTTCAGCGTCTTTAGACTCCGCTAAAACTTCTTTTTCTTTGATAGCATTTTTTGCTTCAGCTAGTTGCTTATCCTTTAATTCTACTACTTGCATGAGTTTTGCTGTTTCGCTCTTCTCATTTAAATAGCTGTTGCCGTACTCGACAGCAAATGCTTCGAACAATCTACGTCCAAAATCATTCTTTCTTGCAGTTTCAATATCTTCTTTAAGCTGACGAATTTCTTGATTAAGAACTTTGTCAACAATGCCAGATACTTTGTCTGCACTTTTTTCAATGAACTTGGATTTCAACTTCTCAAAATGTCCCTTAGCTTCTCTAACGAGTCTAACTTTAGTTTCTGCTAGGTCTTTTTTATCTGTTTGGAACTCTGCAATTTCTTTTGCAAGTGAGTCTACAACGAAATCTTCAAGCATTTTGAATTTACTCGCCATGCCTTTTTGGTCTTCGTGTAATTCTTTAACTTCTTTAGCTAAAGCATCCGCTACAAAAGATTTAAGCATAGTTGCATTTTCACGCATAGCTACAGCATATTTTGCTTTTGCTTCTGCTAGTTGCTTACGGTCTTCATTTAATTCAGCCATTTCTGACTCTAAACGATCCGTAACCATCTTATCAACTGCTTCGACCATAACGTTTTTGTCATGTTCGTACTTTTGAGCAAACTCTTCACGAAGTTCAGCGGTTACAGCAAGTTTGTTTTCCTTAATCTTTGCTTCCCACGCTTCTTCGATTTCTTGACGCACTTCTGCGGAAACTACATCATTTTCGAACAAAGTTTTTAGTGCATCCAACATTATTATTCTCCTTTTATTGGAGTCGGTTGATCAAATTAACCAACGATTCTTTTAAGTATTTTTGTGCCTTATTATCATTTTTTGTAGCCTGTGCTAGTTCGTATGCCTTGTAGCCTCCACGTGCATTCATTAAATGCTCATATATCGGTGTAGGATATGCTCCTGGAGCACTTGGTTGTGCTACCACATCCACTGTAATTATTTCAAAATCCGATACTTGACCGGATCCGTCTTCTGAAACGTTACCAGAACCTCTCGATGAAACACCTAGTTTAACTCCGCTTTCAAGCATTGTTTTAACTAGTTGTCCCATCGGAGTCGGTAAAATTTTAAGTTTTCCGTAACCGTTTGCATCATCCATCCACATTTCTGTGATCATGTGTGATACACGGTCCAAGTTTACTGTAAGTCCTTCTGGATGATCAACTTCACCAAGAACACTGTACCCGCCTTGGATTTGGTCATTGAGAGTTTTGACAGCCCTGCCAATTTCATTTACAGGATACACACGCTGATTTGCGTTGCGTACTCCGCCTTGTATACAAATGCCCTTCATATACAAGTCTTTTCCTTCGTTGGCATTCTCGACGACTACTTTCGCCTGGTCAAAAGTCAAATGTTCCCTAAGAAAGTTCAATTTCCTCATTCCTTACAATTAGCCGCCAATAACTGGTTTTTTATTGTCAGCTGTTTCGCCAGCACCTTTTTTCTCAGATCCGTGGCCTTTTGGCATAGATTTCATAGACTTACCAGCTTTTCCACCTGGTACGTTTACATTTCCTGCACTATCTTCTTTAGTGCTTGGATTTGCTAATCCACCAGCTGTTCCTTTTGATTCGCCTTCTCCACCTTGTGCCAAGTTTGAAGCAGTGCCTCCCATGTCGTTTTTACTAGCAACTGTTGACTTTTTATTGTCAGCAGTGTCATTGTTTGACGGTGCCGCAACTTTTTCGACATATTCTCTCATCTGCTCCGCCGCCGATTTGTTAGAATCTTCTTCTACTTCATCGTCAGTTTTTTCTGTAGCAACTACTTCTTCAGCAGGCTCAAATGCTTCTTCTTCAGCTTCTTCACCTTCTTCGTCGCCCATATCTTCTTCATCGCCCATGTCTTCGTCACCGCCTTCTTTATCAGCTAGTAACTCTTCGAACTCTGCTTTAAGATCTTCTAACTCGTCCTCGAGGTTTGCAACTCTTTCTTCAGTATCACCTTCTGGCTCAGCATCCATGTCGCCTTCTTCACCTGGCATTTCCATGTCGCCTTCCATGTCGTCAGCTGGATCTCCACCCATCATGTCCATGTCGTCTCCGCCTTCAACTGCTGGTTCTACTTCGAATTCATCAAGATCAAAGTCTTCTTTAACGTCTTCATCTTTATCGTCTTTGGAAGCTTCGTCTACTGCTTCGTCATCGTCTTTAGATGCTTCATCTACTTCCTTGTCGTCTTTAGACGCTTCGTCAACTTCTTCATCTTTAGATGCTTCGTCTACGTTTTCCTCGTCATCTTCTTTCATTTCGTCTGCTAGAAGATTTTCGTAAATCTTTCTGGATTTTTCTACCACAATATCGTGGAAGATTTCTTCTGCTTTTTCGCGATCTTCGTTCACAAGATGCTCAAGCATTTCTTGGAATTTATTGTCTGCCATTTTCATCTCCTATAAATGTTAAAATTTACCTATTAGGTAAGGCTGTCATATAATATATTTACACTTTTTGGGAAAAACTATGCTATAATAGGCGAAAAACCCGCAATTTTGGAAAAAATCGCTAAGAAAGTTCGAAAATCTGTTTAAATTCTTGTTTTACAAGTATTTTGTAATTGCTAAAGGTATTTAGTTCTTGAGGACAGTAGTTATCTTGTGCTATTACCCGTACAAAATCTATTTGTGGATTTTCTTGAATTACAGCTTTGGTTTGACGTAACCAATTTCCAAAAAATGTAGCGCCATCTTCTGATTTTTTGTAATTAGGAGTATCAGCATACAAATTATTAAATTTTGCTCCGTTGTCTAAACCTCTGTAGTCAAATCCTAAAATGTATATTCTACTATAGCCATGTGTAGATGCTAGCCATAATGCTGTTGGTCCTGAACTCCAACCTTTGCTAGGTTGAAAAAAATTGAGATGTTTCATAGCATTATAGGCTTTGTTAGGATTTGTCCAAACTTCGTTATGATATTGATACTTGTGTTTATTAATTTCTAATATCATTTTAACGTCTACAGCTACCAAATAGTCCGGTTTAAAAGTTCTGTAAACTGCATTACAAGCATATACTTTGCCTATTTTACTTAATGCTTCTAATTCTATGCCTTCTCTTGAGATTCCATTGCCTATCACAAAAGCAACATCATTGTTTTGTTTTTCTAATGGGGGTGTTTTTATTTCTTCAGGAGGATTATTTTTGGCTTTTGATCGCCTACGTTCTTCTCTGACTATTTTCCATTGTTCTTTGGAATATTGTGTCTTATCTATTTTCGCCAATTATCATACTCCGGCCGCCTGAGCTTGTGCCGCGATTCCGTACATTTGTCTTACTAAGTCAAGCTCATTAGCCTTTTCTTTAGTATGTAGTTCGCTAGCCTTTCTGGCACGATTTATTTGACGTAATGTCAATCGTGTTTGCCGGGTATCATCTAAATCAACTATTGAATCGTCATACTGAGGTTCGTACCTGTCATTTTGTACAGGTTCAAGTGTTTCTTTATCGTAATAAAATAGTTCTCTCAGTATCATATGTATATTTATGCTGGAGGCGTTTCAGTTGCACCTTGCGGTACTGCTCCTGCATCTCCTGTTGCTGTGTCTGGTGGTGAACCTTCTGCTGGTGCACCTTCTGCTCCACCTTCTTCTACACTTGCCTGATCTTCAGCACCTGATATATCTGCTGAAATTCCTGCACTGCTAATGCCAACACTTCTCATTTCGCCTGCGGCATCACCAGCTGGTGGTTGCATAGTTTCATCATTTTCTTCACGCCATAGTCTTTCATTTTCTGCTACATCTTCATCTGACAATCCTAAGAAGCGTTTAAGTGCAAAACGATTTGACATAAATGGTACTGCTTGTATCTGTGCAAACGATCCAATACGCTGATTATCAAGTTCTGTTTGTCTGTATGCCGCAAAGTTCTGAGGTGGCATAAATTTAATATCAAACATCGCTGTGTCAATGTTAATACCTTTTTCTAAAAGATAGCGTTTAAATTCTTGATCAAATTCTTCAACTAGTAAATTTTGTAATCTTTCACAATATGTGTTAAATCTTAATTCTTGTATGAATGCAGTTCCTACTCTACCATCATTGTATTGAGCATTGCTGTCATCAGCCCCGG